TAAGAGTGCAAGTTTATCTGGAGCTTCATCTGCTAATCAAACTGTAATAGGTAAAGGTGCAACAGGACAAGCAGATAATTCAGTAACACTTGGTAATAGTTCTGTTACCAAACTTTATGTAGCACCCGGAAATACATCTGGTCAAACAATTACATTTAAAGATGATAGTGCAGAGTCTGGATTTATACAATACGATCATAGCGATGACCAAATGAAACTTGCTTCTAATAATGCTATTGCTATGCGGATATTTGATTCAGTTATTTTAATTGGAAGGTCATCTGCTGGTTCAACAGGTAATGGTCATAGTATAAGAACCGCAGATTCAGCAATTTTTAGCAGAGACTCTGCTGGTGAAACAATGCAAATATGTAGAAATGCAAGTGATGGGCAATTTATTCAGTTTAGATCAAATGGTACTATTGTAGGAGACATTAAAAATACTGGTGGAACTGTGAGTCTTACTGGTTTCTCAGGTTGCCATGAAAGTAGCAGTTCTGATACTTTAGAGGTAGGAACAGTGGTAAGCACAATAGACGAAGAGCATAGTGAAAATCACGCAAAAGTAGAAATTTCTAATTCAGTTGGAGATAAAAGAGTTTACGGAGTTGTATCTGATTTAGAAGGTTTAAACGGCAACAATGTTACAGTTGCATCAGTTGGAATATCATCAATTAAGGTTACTGGTTCTTGCAAAGGTGGAGATTTATTAGAAAGCAATGGGGATGGAACTGCTAAAGTGCAAAGTGATGACATCATAAGAAGTAAAACAATCGGAAAAGTAACAATGGGTAACTCAGATGAAGAGGTAAAATTAGTTAGCTGTGTTTTGTATTGTGGATAATAATTAACAAACAAGGAGTCAAACGTGGCCAAAAAAGAAAAACAAAATGGACCGATCTTGACATTGAACGATAAAGAGTACGATGTGAACAAAGATCTTAATGATGAACAAAAGCAGATTTACTTGCATCTAAAAAATATAGATGACAAAATAAATCAGAATAACTTTATTCAACAGCAGTTGATGGTTAGCAAGGATGGATTTGTTCGCATGATGGAAGAAAGTCTTGCAAAAGAAGAGGCTGAAGCAGAATAATGCTAGTACGTCGATGCTCTCAAGGCAATGATATTGCGCTTTATAAAAACACAAAACCAGGTATGATAAAAACCGTGCAGCTGAAAAATAAAGATATGATTGAATTTACATACCCAAGTCCGGCAAAAGATTATTTTGTACTGATTGATGGTGAAATTGTAAAGCGCAGTGACAGTTTTAAAGTGTGTGAAGAATATTACGTGGATTATTGTAACGAAAACTGCGGTCAGAGTCATGGGCGCATCGACATTGTAAAGCATAAATTAGTTTATAATCAAGTGACACTACGATGAACAATCCATTAGCAACATTAGTATCATGGCAAACCAGAACAAGTCAATTAGATGGCTGGACCGCATATCATCTTGCAGCTGGTGCTTTCCTTGCAAAAATATTTATGTGGCTAAACTGGTCTGATTTTTGGGTGGTGATGGGCGTATTTATTATTGGTGTAGCTTGGGAAATATTTGAATGGTTTATAGAAGGAGATGCAGAGACATATGGCACAAAAAAGGCTTGGGCCTATAACACTGCATCTGATTTAATCGTAGAAACTGCAATTGCATGGTGGATGGTATTATGACAGAGATCGCTGATCTTTACTTACAGCTAGGTAGCGCTGGATTTTTAGCAATTTTATTTGGATTTATGATTTACAATCTTATCCAAGAAAACAAAGCACAATCAGAGGATCTAGAAGAAATCAAGCAAAGTATTCACAAGATGGAATCTGTACTGGATTCTAGTATGAACATAAACGTAAAGCTGATTGATAGATTAAACTCTAGCGATAAAGATAGAGAAATATTCTGGCGTGATTTATCGGATGATATGGCCTATCTCAAGGGTCGCATCAATGGGAGATCGTAATGGATAGCTTAAAAGTCACATCGATTAGCTTTGCAAACTATGGCGTGTATTTAGCAGAGATCAATTTACTGCTGCAATGCATCGTAGCAATTATGAGCATTATATATTTAGGACTTAAGATAAAAGGGAAAGCAAATGGACATTAAATCAATCGTAGTGGGCGAAATAACCAAGCAAGTGGAAGCTAGTATACCTCAGTTAACAAACGGCCTAGAATCGCTTGTTATAAGCAAAATACAATCTAAAGAATTTGAAAAAGAATGGGCCACAGCTATTAACTCTAAACTCAATCTACCATTAATGAACGAAGCGCAAGAGCAAGAGTTATTTGAGACACTCGTAGATAAAGGCACAGACATATTAGCGGGTATCATGTCCAAGTTATTGCGAGGTAAATAATGATTACGTACCGAGGAGAACGTTTTTCCGGGTACAACAAAGTCAAGCGGACACCCGGTAAGCGCAAGAAATTTGCTGTACTAGCCAAACAAGGCAAGCGAGTAAAGCTCATTCGCTTTGGTGATCCAAACATGCGGATTAAAAAGTCAAGTCCAGCAAGACGTAAATCGTTTCGCGCGAGACACAAATGCGATTTACCAGCAACAAGAAAGAATAGATTAACTGCACGGTATTGGTCGTGCCGAAATTGGTGATAATATGAAGATAAAAGGCGTTAGCGTAACAGGATTAAATAAAAGACAAATAAGTGCGATGCGAAGACATGCTCGTCATCATACAGCAAAGCATTTACGCTCAATGGTAAGAGCGATGAAAAAAGGCAGAACATTTACACAATCACATAAATCAGCGATGCGTAAGGTTGGAAGATGAAAAAGAAACGAAGAAAATCAAGAGTAAACGAAGCGGGTAACTACACCAAGCCAGCTCTTCGTAAAAGATTGTTTTATAGAATTAAACGTGGAAGCAAGGGGGGACCCCCAAATAAGTGGAGTGGTCGTAAGGCCCAGCTCCTCGCAAGAGCATATAAAAAAGCCGGTGGCGGTTATCGATAATGGCTTTAAAAAAATCACAAAAAAGTTTAAAGAAATGGACCAAGCAAGATTGGGGTTACGTTTCAAAAGGCGATAGCAAAAAACCAAGGCGTAAGCGTGGTCGTTATTTACCCGCTAGTGTACGCAGAGGTATGACAGCATCGCAAAAGGCTTACGAAAATCGTAGGAAACGCGCTGCAAATCGTAGGGGTAAGCAGCGTGCGAAGTACAGCAAACGAACAGCAGCAAAAGTAAGGAGGGCAAGATAATGCCAATGGGTAAAGGATATGGCAAAAAGATGGGTAAGAAGAAGCCAAAGAAAAAAAGAAAGATGGTCAAGATGAGGAAGCGCAAGTGATAAACGCACCACAAATGCGTGAGGTCATCACAGACACGTTAAATGCCTTGGGGTCAAAATACGCCGATCCCAAGGCTATTGACCTGATATACAATACAGGACTAGTCGAGTCTAAATACGTGTATATCAAGCAGATTAAAGGGCCAGCTCGCGGGTTTTTTCAGATTGAACCATTTACTGCAATTGATATTTGTAATAACTATTTACAGTATCGTGATTCGTTAATGAAACAAGTTGCTTTAGTGTCTAAGCTAGATTGGAAATACTTTATTACGCCAGAAGAAAATGATTGGCAAGATATATTAACCAGCAACTTACACGCTCAGATCTGCATGGTCCGTATGCACTACCGCAGAGTCCCGAAGCCTCTACCACGTACCTTAGAAGATCAATCTGGTTACTGGAAAAACTTCTACAATACTCATAAAGGCAAGGGTACACCAGAACATTTCATGGAAATCGTAAGTAAGTATGGATGATGCAGCGCAAATAGATCATCTAATTGATGTAATGAAACAGCTACAGCAACTAGAAAAGATGTTAGCTGAAACCAATGGTGAAGACTTAGTGTTGCTATCGATGATATTAGCGCTTATTAAAGTAACTCAAGTACCAAATGTCACCATTTTAAGTAATAATAGAGGAATGGCACAAGCATGAGCAGATACGAAGCATTTTGCAATACAACCACAGATTTACAAGCGATAGCAGATGTAGATGCGTTTGATCGTAAACGTGTACTACCTAGTGGTAATTGGGTAGCTAGCGGAACTACAAATTTATACTTACTAAATAACTCAGGTTTCGTAACTCAATTGTATATGGACGGAGCTGAACAAACCGTAGTAACCGACACACCAAACGCAGATAATGAATATAAGTATGACAGTGCTACTGATCAGCTTTCTTTCTTTTTATCCAGTTCTAGTGTAGCAGATTTAGCTACAAAAAACTTTGAAGAGTCGCAAGATTTTAGCACCCTCAAGCAAGCAGTAGTCAATGAAAGCGCTAATTTTATAAGGTCCTACATCAATAGGCCGGTTTACAAAAGAAACAACTCAGATTTACAAGGCGCACATGCCAGACCCTATGACTTTATTTTAATTCGCATCAACGCAATTCTTGCCGTGGCTGATCTGATTCGTCGCGAAAATATGGAGAAAGCAGATGAGATTTATGCCAAAGCAATAAGTCCAGATGGAGATGGCTTACTAGACAGATTAAAACGCGGTGACTTTGCCTTGTGGCACGAAACTACCAATCGGTCAGAAGATGGCATTGTGCAAGTGGTAAACTTGAATAATTCAAGTACTGGATTTCCAAGAGACATTAAAATGCATGGCCCACCCAATGTGGACTTTGACGAAGTTCGTATTGTCATATCTACAGCTGGTACGTTTTCTCCGGGTACAGAGAGTACGGTAAAGTACGATGTATTTATTAAAGACAATACTGGACTAAGAATGTCTAAAGTTGTAGACGGTGAAGTTATTAACGGATCGTATCAAACCTTAGCATATGGCGCACAAGTCGCCTTTCAGCCGGGAGTATACACTCTTAATGATGAGTTTGCTGTCACCTTTCAATCTTCTGATATTGCGATTGGAAGTGTGAAATCTGGCCAGATATATCGATAATGGCAATCACCTTTACCAATAACCTTAAAACAAATATTTTAGACCCACTACAGGCGCTACTACAGGCAGAGTTTACATTATCAGTAAACTACGACACAGAGTATGTACAGCGCGGGACCAACTGGTTCAATCTTAAACCTATTAGTGATAATGTATTAGAAGAATTGGCATCTAGCCATACTAGAGAGTACCAAGTATTAATTCAGTATTATCGGCTCGTGTCAGGACAATATAGAAAGGACACGCATATTGATACAGTTTCTAATGTAGTCGAGCGATTAAAACGCTTAGTGCGTAACAATACATCGCATCAAACATTCTTTTTTAATGGTCGCATTGAGGATATTAACTATCAACCAGATCTTGGAGATCTGTCATCCGATGTACTATTAGTAGAAGCAAATTTTATAGCAAACGTTTTTGAGGTGGTATGAAAGTAAAAAAGAAAGACAAAGTTGGCATGATACCAAAGCATAGTAGCCATTCTGGATTAAGCAGAGAAGCTTGGTCCAAATTAAACGAAGGTAAGTCTGTATCGCTAGAATTCATCCCAGAAATGGCAGAACCGTATATTGAGGAAGTAAAAAAAGGTAAATAATTATGGCACAAAATCCCATCGCATATCAACCAAATGATTTTGGAGTAGGTATCGCTATTGAAGCAACTACTGGCTCAGTAGTAGCAAATACCACTCAACTTTTTACAGATAGCATAAGCATGCCATCTTTTGCGCCAGATCAAGATTTATCCGCAAAGTCAGGAATGTTTGTTGCTGATTTTGCTCATGTGCATTCATCACAAAAAAATACACCTACTGAAATCACGGTATCTGGTTTATTAAATGATACAGTGCTTGGGTTGTTAACTGGTATTTTTCATTCAGCTGCTAGTTCAGATGTTATTACCGTTTCTGATTCATATACAGCACCTTTATTGTTTCACGGTCAAACTATTTCTGGTGCAGCAGCCAAAGCAACATTTACCGTAAAAATATTGGCTCCTCAAGTGCTAGATGATGGTGGTGCAAATCCAGCAAATAATAGCATTCATCTTACCGGATGTAGTATTACTGCGCTTTCCATTTCAGCCGATGCGGGATCTGATGGGGGGCGCTTAAAATATTCACTAACTCTAAAAACAGGATACGCTCCAGTATTTACAGGAGAAGCTGGATCCACAACAGCGCCTGTAACAACAGGGTTTCAGACTATACATGATATGCCACATAGAACCATAGCTGGTGTTGTAGATCCGGTAATGCAAAGTTTTAATTTATCAATTGAAAATCCAGCAGACTATGTTGGATTTGACGGTGCAAATTCAAGACCATCTTCTATTAGCAGAAGTGTTCCAGAAGGACCAGTAATTACATTAGCAAGCACAGTAAAGTTGGACGTAAACACCAAAGGGTATTTGGCTAACTTTATGAATAACTCGGCACAAACTGGACTCATAAATCATGTGTCCAACCATTCTGGTCAAGCAGCTGCATTAACGAGTGCATCTGATTTTGGATTTCACTGCGACAAGGCCATCATAACCGGAATGAGCTTTAACGAACAAGCTGCAATGATGTACGACATCGAACAAAAGCTTTTATTCGGTACATTTAGTATAAGAAACACATGACATTAAAAACCGATCACGGCACATTTGAGATCCGTGATCTTACCTTTAAAGATCGGCGTAAACTGCATCGCTTAGAGCTTTCTGCGCTTGATATGCAAACCAATGAAATGATTACAGATAAATTCTACGATATGTTGGAATGGATCATGTCATTTGCATTTAGAACACCAGAGCAAACTTTTAAGGACATGGATGACACAACCGTGGATGAAATCCTTATAGCTGCTTACAATCAATACAAGGCTGGCGTTTCTAAAAAAAAGACCTAATGCACCGCATTGGCTTGTGGATGAGTTTTAAAAAAGCAAAGCCAAACGATCTTACCTTTCCTTATTACGCATATAGTCCAACACTTGGACATGAGGTAGAGTACGATGAAAAAGAACTGTGGTGCGAGATAGATCGTATACTAGAAGAAGATCCAGAGCATAAGTTCACCATTGGTCAGCAATGCTATTTTAACTTGATACATTGCTCAAATTCTGCGTATTTCTTAACAGACGAAGTCATATTCGCCTTAGAAGAATACATGGCAATGAAGCGCTTTAAAATACCATTAGCACAAGACATAGATACTGCGCCATATGAGAGATTAGTCATCTTTTCAAGTATAGATGATGAGTATAATGCAGCGAGTAAGTTAGATGTCTAAATTTATTATAGAAGTCCGCACCAGAGGTTTTGGTAAAGCAGAACAAGAATTAAAACAAGCAAGCAGTCAAACACGCAAATTTGCACGTAACGCTAACAATGCAAGAGATGCTGGAGCCGTATTTAGAAAAGAAGTAAGTCAGCTCCGTAATAACATGCTTTTGTACACCTTTGCGATTGGTGGTGCTATTGCGGGTATGGGTCGCTTTGTTATGGCTGCATCCGATGCGCGTGAGGAAGCTAGTAAGTTTCGCGTTGTATTTGGTGAATTTGCGCCAGAAGCAGATGCGTTTGCACAAAGTATTACTGATTCATTTGGTATCGCTAAATCGGAAATGATTACGCTTCTTGCACGCTTACAGGACACGTTTGTACCATTAGGATTTAGTAGAGAGCAAGCAACAGAATTATCTAAGTCTATAGCGCAGCTTTCAATGGATGTTGGCTCGTTTAATAACGTTGCTACTGGTGATGTAGCTGCACGTTTTACCAGTGCTATTATTGGTAACCACGAAGCAGTAAGAGAATTAGGTATTAGTCTTACAGAGGCTAGCTTAAAGCAAGAAGCACAGACATTAGGTCTTATTGAAGCTGGCGAGCAAATGGGGCAAACGGAAAAAATATTATCAAGAATCAACATTCTGTTTAATGACACTACAGATGCTCAAGGTGATTTGATACGTACTCAGGATGAATTTGCCGCACAACTACGTGCTGTTTCTGGTCGTTTTAGAACATTAACAGAAAACATTGGTGAAGCATTACTGCCTACAGCGGAGTTTGGGTTAAAACTAGCAAATATATTTACAGATGGTGATCGAGTTATATTTGTTTTAGGCGGTTTAGCAATTGGTTTAGCACGGTATAATAAAGGCATGTTTGCTGCTATTGGAAATACATTAGCATTTAACACAGCGTTAAAAGGCAATGCTCTTATAGCAGTTGGTACAGCGTTTCTTGTTGCGATTGATTTAGCTATGGATAAAATTGAAGAGCTTGGTCGAAACTCTGTACAAGCGGCATTTGATATAGAAGAATTGAACAATCCAGTTCAAAATTTAATTAATGCAAATATTTCGTTAACTGAAAGCTTGGAAGAACAAGAAAAAGCGGAAAAAGCAATACAAGAAGCTAGGCAGAAATCTATTGATTCTCTTAAACAATCAGAAACTGCACTTGCTGTACGATTGGCTGTAATGCTAGAAGAAACAGAATTAGGTAAAGCAAGAGTTACTGCATTATTAGGTGAGAATAGAATCTTAACGGATCGAGAAGTAAGAATTTTAGCGGAAATAGACAGAATCAAAGCACAAAATGAAGCAAATCGAGAAGCAATAAGAGTTGCAAAAGAGCAAGCCGACGCAGATGCTGAAGCAAATAAACGACTTATTGATCGCAAAAATAAATTAGCAGAAGCAGAAACAAGATTAGCTATTGTACAGGCTAAATCTATAGAAAATAATGATCTACAAGTAAAAAAGATGACTATTGTAGATAATGCCATCAAAGAATTAGCGGATGAATTGGGCGGTCCAGATGGACTTGGTTTTCAATATAGCGATTTAAAAGAAAAAATAGGTAACTCAACAGAAGCATTGTCATTGCAAATGTTCGATCTTGAAGTTATGACAGATGCACAAAGAGAACTTGCACAAACTATTATAGATACAGGGAATGCACAATTATTACTAGCGGGAAACACAAATAAAGCAACTAAATCTATTGAGTTTAATGCAAGTGCAGCTGCAAACGCAATAAACTCTATGACCTCTGCAATAAGAGTATTAAAAGATGAATCGGCAGATCCTGATAAAAAATTAAAAAATTTAATACAATTACTCGGCAGTTTAGCTGCACAATTTGGTGGTCCAAAAGGTCAGATTGCTGGTGCTGCTTTAAATTTAGGTGCTGAATTTGCTATTGGCCACACTGG